CTCGGGGATCTCGGGGGCGGGCTGTGTCCACGCGTCGTCGCTCGGCGCCGACTGTGACGGGCGCGGCGGCACGAGGTGGGCGGGCGTGTGTACAGGCGGGCTGTACGGCTGTGCGAACGCCTCGGGCACGGGGCGCTCGGGCACGGGGCGCTCGGGGCTGTGGGTGTTGTCCGTGGTCATGTCTGTAGTCCGTTTCTCTTGGCGATCTCGTTCCATCCCTCGGTGAGCATGTCGACGGCCCGGTCGGTCATGGCCGCGTCGGTTCGCTCGACGAACTTCGAGGGGTGGGTGTGGCGTATTACGTGGGCGTGTGGTGCCTTCGCGCCGCCGATCGTGACGACGGCGGCACCCTTGGCCCGGTTGGGTCGGATCGTGTCGCGCGCGTGGGCTCGGCCTCGCTGGAGACGCGAGCCCACGGGCACGAATCCGCGCATGCGGTCGGCTGCCTCGTTGGCGATCGAGCCGAGCACATCCTTTAGGTCGTCGACCTCTGCGCCCGCCGCTTCGAGAGCGCGGGTCGTGGCGCGTAGTCCGTCGACCTTGATCCCGGTCACGGCTTGGGCTGTGCCTCGGGCTCGGCGTCGTCGACGTCGTAGGCCACGCCGTCGATCACGAACGTGCCGGGCACGTCGAGCACGTACGCGCCGCCTGTGACGGTCACGGCGTCCTCTGCCGTGCTGCCGGGGCGGATCACGCGAGCGCCCTCGGGCACCTCGATCGCCGTGCCTCGCGGCTTGGGCTTGGGCTTCGTCATGGTTCCTCGTTTCTTGTTCGTTGCGATCAATAAGGGGTGTAGCCGGCGGACCAGCTCGAGAACGTCGGTTGACCGTTTCGGCTAGAACGTGCCGGTCGTGACCTCGACGGGCTTCGCCGCGAACACCCAACGGACGTCGACGGTCATGCGGGCCGACGTCGACGAGTTCGCCTCGCCGCCGAGCAGCACGCCGTCGGGCTCGACGATCGTGACGTTGCCCGTGACGTGGGGCTCGTCGACGGTCGCGGTCGCGTTGCCGTAGGGGTTGACCTTGACGGCGACACTCTGCCCCGCCTGCGACCAGATGTAGCGCCACAGGCTCGTGGTCGCCATGTCCTGTTTCATGGTGAGTTCGAGCGCGTACTCGCGGGCACCTCCCGACGCGGCGTCCTCGAACGACGTGAAGTCGCTGTCAGCGGCGGCGGCGACGATCTGCACCTTTGACACCTCGGCGGTGTACTCGGTGCTGCCGACCATGATCTTCAGCAGGCGTGTTCCTAGCGCGGTCATGCTGTGTTCCTTTCGTGTGCGGTCACGCCTTCAATGACGAGCCCGGGGACGTTGCCCGTGTCGGTCACGAGGGTGACCATCACGACGGCGGTGATGATGAGGTGTTGTGCGATCGCGTCGGCGAGGTCGTCGCTGTGCTCGTCGACCCACTTCTCGGCGGCTTCGAGGGACTGGTGTAGGGCGACGCGGATCTCCCACGCCGCCATGAACCCGAACCCCGTGTCGTCTCGGTCGCGTCGGGCGAACGAAACCCACGCGTCGCCCGGGCGGGCCGACGAGCGGTAGTAGGGCGCGCAGCGCTTCTCGCCGAGCACGGCGTTCGCCGCGTCGGCGAGAGCGGTGCGCAGGGCGGCGCTCATCCGAACAGCACCTTTCGGTGCGGACCTTCGAGGCGACGCACCTCGGGGTCGAGCCCGCCGACGGTGCGCGTCGCTACGGCCATGTCCGACACGGTGGCCTGCACGCCGAGCGGGAGTTCGCGCACGGCGAGGTTGTGTGCCACACGACGGCCCAGCGCGTCGACGAGGGCGGGCGGGTACGGCCCGTCGGCGGGCAGGCGGCACGTGTCCGCCTGCGCGCCGAGTTCGGCCTCGTACGCCTCGGCGATCGCGGCGTCGTCCCACGAGTGCGAGGTGCCCAGATACGCGGTCACCTCGGCGAGCGTGGGTGGAGTGAGCGCCACGAGATCAGCCCTCGGTCGGCTCGGGCTCGGCGGCGCTGCCGTCGTGGAGGGCGGCGACGTCGACGGGCTTGATCGGCGTCGGGTTGTCGACGGCCTCGGCCTCGGTGCCGGTCGCCTCGGCGATCCTGCGGGCGCGGCCCTCGGCCTTGCCCACGGTCTGCCCCTTGCCGGGCTTGGGGTTGACGATCGCGCCCTTGTCGTCGCGTACGCGCTTCACGTGGAGGTGGCTCTCACGCGGGCCGATCGCTCGGCCGAGCGGGTCGGTGCCCGTGTGGGTGTCGCCGTTGCGCAGGTCGTCGACGTCGACGGCCTCGCGGGGCTTGACGATCTGCGGCTCGGGCGGGTCGCCGCCGAGCATCCAGCGCGTCGGGTTGGGGTTGTTACGTGCCATGGTCCTGTGCTCGCTCTCGGTGGTCTGGTGTGCCTACGGCGGCGGCGTGCGGGGGTGTCACGCCGCCGCCGTAGGCGCTTGGGGGTCGACGGCTCAGGCGTCGGCGGCGGTGTAGTCGATCGGCTTGACGTCGCTGTCACGGGTGACGGCGGCGGCGCTGTAGCCCCAGATCGCGAGGTCGACGGCGCTCACGCGGTACTCGAAGTTGAACTTGCGCGGCGCGCTCGCCCACGCGTAGACCGACGACGGCACGAACAGGTACGACTGCGAGGCGTTCGTCGCGCCGAGCGCCCACGCGAAACGACCGCGCAGGTTGCCGATCTGCACGCCGTCGAATCCGGGCTCGGTGGTCCCGCTCGCGTTCGCCGGGCCGAGCACGGGCAGCAACTTGCGACCCGCCGAGTCCTTCGCGTTGACGAGCGCCTTGCCGAGCATGCCGTCGAGCGCGAGCGCGGTGTAGCGGTTGCCGCCGCGCACGAACTGGAGGTCGACGAGGGTGCCGGTCATGGCGTCGACGAGGGCTGCGTCGACGGCACTCGCGAGAGCGATCTCGGTCGTGCCGACGCTCGCGAGGGCGGTCGCGATCGTGGCCTCGATCGCCTCGAAGTAGCCGTTCATCATCTCGCCCCAGATGATCGCGTCAGCCTTCGGCTCGCCCCCCTGGTCCCACACCTCGCGAACGATCTCGACCTTGCCCGACATGGGGCCGGGGTTGACGGTCTGGCTCGTGGCGGTGAACGCGCCGGGGGTGGGCTCGACGCCCTCGGTGTGCTGCCCGACGAGCCCGGTCGCGCTCGCGAACTTCGGGATCGTGAACGGGGTCTTGTCGTCGACGACGCCGTTCGTGACGAGATCCCACAGCGGGCGCGTGTAGGTCAGGTTCGGCACGTAGAGGTCGGGCCGGTTGCGGGTCGGGGAGAGCGCCGACGTGTTGCCGGTGGTGACGGCGAACTGGTGCTCCCACGCCTCGGACATGAACGTGTCGATCCGCTGCCGGGCCTCGGAGTCGTGGCCCGACGCGTAGGCGCGCAGGTCGTCCGAGAACGAGTGCGCCCCGGCGATGCCGTCGAAGCGGTACGGGCTCGGCTCGTTCACCTCGGTCGTCGAGGTGCCGGGGTCGACGACCTCGCGCTGCGGGTAGGTGACGTTCGCGAAACCGTCGCGGATCGCGCCCTGCACGGCCTCGGTGAGCGAGGTGCCCAGCGCGTCGAAGTCGACGGCGGCGGGCTGCCCCGTGCCCTCGGTGGTGGTGGTGGTGTCGGTCACGGTGGTGCCTTCCTTGGTTGTGGTGTGTGACATGGAAACCGACGACACACGGGCATCGTCGAAGACTGGTTGCGGCGTGAGCGAGATCTCGCGCAGCGGGTAGGACACGGCGTGGTACACGCCGTCGCGCAGGGCGAACTTCACGCCCTCGTGGGGGCCGATGCTCGCGCCGTCCCACACGCCGTCCTCGGCCATGGTCAGGGCCTCGTCGCCGAGCGGGCCTCGGGCGATCTTCGCCACGTAGTCGAGCCCGGCGTCGGTGTCGATGAGTTCGGACATGTACCCGACGGCAAGGGTCTTGTCGTGGTGTACGTACATCTTCACGCGCTTGGGGTCGCCCCACGAGATCGTGCCTCGGGCGAACGTGAACCGCTGCCCCGCCTTGACGCCTACGACGCCGTACGGCATGGCGCGCCCGCGAATCGTGCGGGCCTCGCGGTCGACGGCGAACACCTCGCCGCCGCCGATCGCGTCGAGCGTGAGCGTGGTCGTGGGGTCCGTCATGATGCGTTGTCCTCTCGGGCGGGGAGGGCTCGCACGTTCGAGCTCTCATCGGTGGCGGGTGCTGCGATCGGCGGCTTTCCCTCGGCTGCGCGCACTTCCTCGGGCGTCAGCGCGCCTGCCTCGCGGCCCGCCTTGTACGCGCTGTAGCGGGCGAGCGGGTCGCTGCGCAGGAACCCGTCGAGGTCGATCTCGGGGACGTAGCCGCGCGGCGTGACGTCGGGCATGACGAGCCGGTCAGTGACGGCGTTGAGGTACGCGCCGAGCGTGAAGTCTAGGAATGACTTACGGCGCGACCAGTCGGACGAGTACGTGCGCGAGGTGGTCGACACGCCGAGTTCCTCGGGGTCGACCCCGGCGACGCGAGCGATCTCCAACACGGCGTGCTGCCGGGCGTCGGCGAGTTGGAGTTGTTCGGGTGACCACCCGCCCGTGTGGTAGTCGAGGGCGGCGGGGACGTAGCCGGTCGAGCGCGAGCGTCGCGCGGCCTGCCACGCGTTGAGCATGTCGACGATCTCGGCGTCAGTGGTCGCCGGGTCGAATCCCTCGCCCGGGGTGAAGTAGTCGGCGGGCGGCACGCCGTCGGCCATGTTCGCCGCCGCTTGATCGAGCAGCAGACACGTACGGATCGCGCGCGCCCCGGCGATCAGGATGCCGTCGTTCGGGGAGTCGAAGCGGATCAGCGACCGCGCGGCGTCGCGCCGCTCGCGCCCGTCGACATACACGCGCCCGTCGTTCACGACGACCCGGCGAGGGTCGAGCCGCTGCACGTACGAGGGGTAGGTGTGGAACCCGAACTCGGTCACCTCCCACCATGCGACGGACTCGAAGAACAGATCTTCGAACAGTCGCGTCATGGTGACGGATCGGGGCACGTTTCGCTCGGGCTGATCGAACAGGGACCATGCGCCGTACGCGCCGTCGGTCTCGCGCTTCAAGCGCAGGCGTAGCCCGCCGCTCGACGCGCACACGAGATCCCGCGACCGCTTGACGGCGGGTACCTGCATGGCGGTCGCCCGGTCGATCCTCGCGGCGCGGGGCGTGTTGCCGTTCGAGGCGTACGCGGTGAGCCCGAACACGGCGGGGTCGATCGCCGACTCGTCGACGGCGAACTCGGGCGCGAGCGCCTCGGCGGTGGCTACGGCCTCGCCGAGCCCGAACAGTGATCGCATGAGTCCCACGTGCGGAACCGTGTCAGTAACAATTCCCCAATATGTGGGACGCGGCACGCGCTCGGCGTGTCGAATGATGAACGCACGACGGCGACGAGCCCACAGCCCCGACAGGAGGGGCGTCCTGATGTGGGCTCGTCGTCGCCTTGTTACACGGTCGGCAGGAGCACGCGCCCGCCGCCACGTCGAGCGGGCTTCGAGCGGGCAGCCGTCGCGGCCCAGCACGCCGCCTTGATCGCCGCGACGTCGCCGTGCGAGGCGAGCCGGGTCGCGCCCGCGCCGGGCACGGTGCGCGCGCCGAGCACCTGTGACGTGAGCGGCTCGGAACCGTCGTGGGCGAGTTGCCCCTCGGCGAGCAGCCGGGCGAGGTCGAGCACGGCCCCGACGGGCGTGCCCTTGCCGGGCGTCGTGCGTAGCCCGGCGAGGGCGGGGTCGTCGACGAGCGACGCGCCCACGACACACGAGCCGGCAAACCCGCTCGCCGTGACGGCGAGCCCGGCGAGGGCGAGGTCGTCGAGGGCCTCGGTGGACACGAGCGCCGCGCCGTCGGGCAGCCGCCACGCGAGGGCGACGAACACGCCGCCCGCGAACGACGACTCGATCGCCGTCGCGTCGGGTGCCCGCTCGGGCCTGCCTGTGGCGGTGAGTTCGCCCCACGCCACGCGGTCGACGACGGGCTCGCCGCGCATCGGCTTGACGTTGAGCGGGGGCCACACGTTGAGGTACTGGGCTCGGAACCCTTCCATCGGGTCGGGGTCGTCGGCCTCGGGGTCGACCTCCCCAGCGAGCGCCGCGTCGTACTTCGCGGCGAGCATCCTCTCGCGGTCCTCGGACCAGTGAGGCGAGGCGGCTTTCCATGTCGCCACGTCGCCGGGGTCGTCCTGCGGACGGGCCCCCCACAGCAGCAGCAGCACGCGGTCGCCGATCAGCGCGAACGCCTGCGCGATGCGGGTCTTCATGGTCGAGCGGGCTCGACGGTGCGCCGTCGACGTGAGGTGGAGTTGAGCCCACAGCCGTTCGAGGAGCATCGGTTCGAGTCCCTCGCTGATCGTGTCGGGCTTCACGTCCCAACACTCGTCGGCCATGGCGAGCCCGGCGTCGAG